TCCGTAGTCAGATGCTCTATCCAATTGAGCTATGGCCGCTTTTCTTCTTGTAAGAAGCCGGTTTGGTGGCCCGGCTTCTGTTCTTTCTTCTGATTTTTGACTCAGAAAATTCTTGCAAGATAAGCCTGCGTGCGTCACTGTGGGCCTATGAAAGTGGCACAACAAGTGGCCCGACCGGCGGGGCCTCCTTCCGCGGTGAAGCGGCGCCGGCATAGCGAGGTTTCCGTCTTTAAGGAGCCGGGCTCGGAGTTTTATTACTATCGGGTGAAGTTGCACGGTAGGCGCTTTAAGCGTTCGACCGGTCAGACTACGCTCCAGGCGGCCGTTGCACAAGCCAAGATCATTCGCCGGGTGCTGCTCGAGGATGGCCAGGCGCGGGCTACGATGAAGCGGCCGGGGTATGCGGCCTTGGGCGAGGTGCTGGCGGTGTGGGAGGAGATGTCGGAGGCCGAGACGCGTAAGAATAATATGTCGGCGGTGCGTAAGTGGGTGCGTTCGTTTTGCTCGGGCGAGGCGGATAATGTGTGTATGACAAAGCTGACGGCTGAGCAGTTCGATCGGTATCTGCGGAATTGGCCGGGCTCGCCGGCCGGGCGCAAGTCGACCGGGGCGCAGATCCGGGCGGTGTTCGCCCCGGAGCCGATGCGCTGGTATGCTAAGCGTGCGCTGGTCTTGCCGGATATGGCGGATTTTCGGGCGGTGAAGATCGGCGTGCGGGCGACGGAGCAGAGGTTCGAGGGGTTCACGCCGATCCCGAAGGAGGTGTTGCGGCGGATGGACGTGGCGGCCGATCGGCTGCGGCGGGCTTCGAGCGGGGGCCTGCGCCGGTTGTGGGCGGTCTATGCGCTCATGCGTTGGTGCGGGCTGCGCAATATCGAGGTGGCGGCGCTGCGGTGGGAGTGGCTGGTGGAGGGCTCGAGGGGCCGGCTCTGGCGGATCGCGCCGTGGCGCCTGGAGGATGGTTCGTTTTTCCAGCCCAAGGGCCGGTCGGGTGATGTGCCGATGCGGGAGGATTTGCTCGAGCAGTTGGCCGCGGCGACCGGTAACCGGGCGGGCTTTGTCATTCCGCGGGCGAATCCCACGGAGGCGGAGACGGTGACGGAGCGGACGATCAATCGGTTTGTGCGGCGGTTTATCCCGGAGCGGAACAAGGGTGCGTATGAGTTGCGCAAGCAGTTCGGCGCGGAGGTGGCGCTGCGGGATGGGCTCGAGGTGGCGTCGCGCATGCTGCGCCATGGCGGCATTCAGACGACCTGGAAGTATTACCACGGGCTTTTAGTGGAGCCGGCGCCGTTATGAGGAGGTGGCTGCTTTTGCTTTGCACGGCGGCCGCGGCGGGCTGCGTGTCGGCGCCGGACCCGGAGCCGGCGGCGTTACCGGCGGAGCCGGCGCCGCGGCGGGTGATGGTGCAGACGATTCCGCGGGGGGCTTGGGTGGAACGGGATCATGAATACCTGGGGGTGGCGCCGCTCGAGGTGGAGGTGCCGGTGAGGGCCAATGGTCATGCTCGGCGGATAACGGTGATCCGGGTGCAGGATGCCTCGGGGGCCTGGGAGCGGAAGATCCTCTCGCCGGTGGCGCCGGTCCCGGAGCGGATGTTTTTCGACCTGCGGGGGCTGTCGGATTTCCAGCCGGGGCTGAGTTGGCGGTAGCCGGGCGGCCGGCTTTCCGCACGGCGCGAAGTTCACAAATTCTTTTCGCGCCGTCTACGAACCGCGGTAATTACCCGAAACGCTTGCCGAGCCGCTTGTTTCCTACGTCCGCGGGCGAATCACTTTGGTAAGTGGGGTGATCGTGCCTCCGTGCCCCAAGCGTGCCCGATCGTGCCCCGGGGCACGACAGGCGGTTTTGCGGCGGGAGCTTTTCCGCACCAAGGGGTCTTGCTGCGGAAAGGTTTTTTGCGCTGTCTACGAACCGCGGGAATTTCCGGCAAACGCCTGCCGAGCCGCTTGTTTCCTACGTCCGCGGGCGAATCACTTTTGGCGGCGGGAGGTTTTCCGCACCAAGGGGTCTTGCTGCTGAAAGAATTCAGTTCCAGTTCGGGCGGCCAAAGCTGGCGCGGCGCCGGGCAAAGCCGGCGCAAACCCAGGCGATGCCGCGGATGAGGAGCCAGGCGAGGCCGCCGGCCGCGGCCGGCATGATGACCAGGGCGGCAATTACCAGGGCGAGGGGCGCGTTGCCGGGGCCGTGCATCAGCAGGTCGAGGGCAAGAAGGAGGGCGACGGCGCCGGCGGCCAGGCTGGCGGCGAGAATGGCGAGGCGGCGGAAACCGAGGCGGGTGGCGGGGTTCATGAGTTTGGTGCTTTGACTTTCCTTCGGCCCGGCCGCGGGAAGGTGGCGGCGTGGCGGGCGGCCGCGGATCGGGCGGGGCTGGGACGTTTGGCCAGGAGGCTGGCGGCGTTGATCGAGGCGCCGCAATGCGGGCAGAGGTCGGGCGCGTTAGGGGTGCGGGGTGTTTTGGTTTTCATGCGTCTGCTTTCCTTCGGTCTTGGCGTAAATGGTGAGGTCTTTGGTGGCTCGTAAGATCGTTTTGAGCTCGCGGAGGATCATGACGACCAGGCCGGGCGGGTGCTTGGCCAGGAGGCCGGCGAGGACGTCGCGGGCGATTTGTTTGGCTTGTTGGTGGCTCATATGTTGGCGGCCGCGGCCGGCGCCGGTGATGTTCCGGCGCCGGGGTGCGGCGGTCAGGGGTTGGCGGGTTGGAAGTCCTGGTAGTCGTCGAGGAACGCGGCGACGTTGGCCAGGGTGGGCTGGCGTTGCTTGTCGGGCAGTTCGTGCCAGGTGTCATGGCGCTCGCATTCCTCGAGCCAGGCGCCGAATGATTTGGTGACGCGCCGGCCGATGGCGCGATCGGTGGCGGTGTAATGGTCAAACGTGTGCGGTGTTGTCATGGTGCTGTGGTGTTTTGGTTGTTGGTGGTTGGTTGGTCAATGCGGGACTGTCTCGAAGTCGGCGAGCATGGTGACGGTGATCCGGGCCTGACGCTCGAGCTCGGCGGCCCAGCCGGCACCGTAGCCGTCCAGGTATGTGGGGCCGTGCATGTCGTGCGGCTCGGGGCATTGGAGCCACAAATCCGGGCTGCCGTCGGCCAGGTCGGCCAGGATCTGCCGGGCGTGGTCGTGGGCTCCGGGGCCCTCGAGGAGCTCGGCGGCGCTGCGGGCGCCGGCGGCGCGGCCGTCGCGCTCGCCGAGGTCGAGCTCGGCGCGGATGTCGTCGAGCTCCTGGATGTCTTTGCAGTTGTCCATGGTTGTGGTGTGCCCGTTTGGTCGGTTGGCTCGTCCGGGTTTGTTGTGGTTGTTTGGTCGGCCTGGTGGCCGTCCGTGGCGCCCGGGACGTGCCCGGGCGCGGTCGGACGGTCAAGCGGCGAGCTCGAGGTCCGGCTGCCGGTGCGGGATGTCGCGGGCGATCTCGCGCTCGATCGTGCCGCGTTTGATTGCCTGGAGCATGCGCCCGATCGGGAGCCCGGCGATCGGGGCCTCGACGTGGCGCCGGAGCAGGGCGGCCGCGGCCTCGGCGTAAAGCCGGCCGCCGATGACGATGATCCGGGAGGCGCACCGGAGCCCGGCGCCGGTGGGATCTCCGACCAGGTGCTCGAACGCGTGCGGCATGTCGGCCGGGCTGCGGACCGGCTCGATGCGCTGCTCGTAATGGGCGATGCCCTTGAGCGGGGAGACGAATCCATACTTGCCGGAGAGGATCACGTAATCGTGCCGGGCGGCCTCGATGCGGTCGCGGGCCATGGTGAACAGCTGGCCGGCGTAGGCGCTCCGCGCCAGGCAGGACCCGGCGCGGAGCTGTGCGGTTTTGGTGGCGGAGCACGCCAGGACAAAGACGGTGGAGGTCATGTCAGCGGCGGCGTTTGGCGGCGCGGGCTTTGCGTTTCTCGGCGCGGATCTGCGCGGCCTTGGTGCGGATGCCGTCGACGTAAAGCCGGGCGGCCTCGAACATGATGCCGGAGGAATCGCGCCGGCCGGCCTCGCGGATGCCGATGATCCCGCCGGGGTGCAGCGAGATAACGAGCTCGGGCCGGACGCCATGGGCGGCCGGCGTGGTGTGAGCCTTGCGGGTGACGGGTTTGGTCAACGTGGTCATGATCAAGCGTGGTTGCGGGTGATCCCGTAGTTACTCAGGCCGAGAGCGTCGGCAATGGCGCAGAGGGCTTCGTCGATGGCATTGTCGCCGACTCCGTCAATGTTTTTGCTCAGCTCGATCCCGGCGTTAGCAATGGCGCCGGCGGCCGCGGCGCTGGGCCGGTGGTAACCGTATCCGCCAGCGATGCCACTTGCGGCGCGGTGGATGCTATGATGGTTAATCCAGAGGCAGGCACTATTCGTGCGGCCGGTGCCGTAAAGGCGCAACTGCACCGGTGCGTGCACGCGGTCGAGCGGGTCGGTGGCGTCCTGGTCGAACGTGATGACCTCGCGGACCTCGAGGAAACACGGAGTCTCCTTGCGGTGCCGGGGGTTGAATTTCGGGGTGAAGTCCGCGGCAATCGTCGCGGTCTGTTTGTCTTGCTTATGCATTGTTGGATATGCCCGTTTTTTATCCGGTCGGCTCGTCCGGGTTTTGGTTGTTGTAGCTGGGCGGAATGCCTGGCTACGTGGTGAAAGATAGCGTGCGCACGCTATGAGTCAAGCGGGAAAAGTAAATTATTTTCCGGGGGCATCTTACCAGTGCGACCCGGGCCACGGGCCGCGGGTGATGTTCGTTGATTTATACCCGGCGCCGGATAGCATTTCTATCGGCGGGCTCGGTGGCCACCGGCCGGCGGAGTGTTTGCCGGGAGGTCGACGATCTTGCCGGCATGGCTCGTGCTGCGGGTGATGGTGAGCCCGCGGGCGACCGCGTCGTTGATGCATTCCCGGGCCATGGCGGTCCGGGTGATGTGCGAGACGTCGGCCAGGCGCCGGAGCTCGGCATCGACTTCGAGCGTGATCGTGGTGCTGACGTAGGTGGAACCCTTGCCCGGGCCGGTCCCGGTGCCTTTTTTTGTGCTTTTCATAGGGGCAAGCTGGCGCCGGTGGGAACATCTTGCAAGAATTTTCTTGCAGTCTTGCAAGTTCTTGCAAGAATGCCCGCATGCCCAGTAAGTTCCTCACCGTTCTTATCCCGGCGGAAATGCTCGAGAAAATCGACGAGCATGCGCGGAGCCAGTATTTGAGCCGGTCCGCGGCCGTCCGGCAAATCATCATGACTGAAATCGAGCGCCGGCGCCGCGGGCTCGAGGAGGTCGAACCGGAGGGCGCCGCGTCGTGAGTGATTCGAGCTTCCTCCTCGTTTGGCTGGCGGCCTTCGTCTGGTCGCTGGGTGGTTTTTTGTCGGCGCTGCGGAGGGCGCTGAAATGATCGCGGCGGCGCCGGAGCGTCCCGCGGCTCGGGCCTGGTCGCGGCCAGGCGGCCGGCGCCCGGCCGGGCAATCTCGGTGGATGGTCTATGGGTTCTGCCGGCTGACCGGGCCCTGGCGGCAAGTCGTCCAGGCGGAGTCGGCGGCCGGCGCCTTGGTCAAATACTCGGCGGAGCACGATATGCCGCTCGAGGCCTGCCACGTGCAGCCGGCCTAACGCCCGCCCGCCTTTCTTTTTTTATGGCTAAAGCATCAAGCGAACCGGGCGGGCTGCTCCCGCGGGTATTTTCCATTGCCGGGCTGGCGGATCACCTGGGGGTGAGCCGGCGGACCATCGTCCGGGCGCTGAGCTCGGGCGAGCTCGAGCATTACCGCGTCGGCGCCCGGGCGTTGATCCCGGAGCCGGCCGCGTCCGCCTGGCTCGAGTCTCAACGGGTGTGCCGCCGGCCGCGGCTGCGAGCAGCATGACGACGCCGGGCTCGCTCATCCAGGCGGCCGCGCAAGCGGATCGCGCCGCCCCCGTTTTCTCTTTTTTTTCGGAGGAGGAAAAGGAGGCAAGTGAAAGGCTGGCCGGAGTCGGTGAGTTTACCGGCGAGCGGCTGCACCGGGACCGGCCGGGCGTTTACGCGGCGGCCGTGCGGATGGCCGCCGAGGGGATGAGCATCTCGGCAACGGCCCGGGCCCTGGGCATCAGCCGGAATACGGTTTGCGCCGTCCGCGACCGTGAGGGGTTTTCTATAGAGCAGGATAAAAAGGAGCTGCTGCGAGATCTGCGGCGGGCCTCCCGGCTCGGGGTAGAGAAGGTCATCGAGCTCCTGCCTGAGACGAAGCTGGCCAAAGATGCGGCGATCGTGGCGGCCGTCATGGTCGACAAGATGCAGCTGCTTTCCGGGGAGGCGACTGCCCGGGTGGAGCGGCTCGAGGTCAAACCGGACCAGGTGAAAGCGTTCCTGGACTCGCTGCCGGTCGTCGACGCGGAGCTCGTTGAAATGGGTGTTCCCGGGGAAGCGCCGGGACAAAGGGCGGCCGGCCTGGTCAGCGGGCGGCCGGCCCTGCCAGCGCCGGAATCTGATTTGATATCAGATGATGCCGGCGGCTCGAGCTCTGTCGGGCTGGCCGTTCGGGCCACGGCCCGGGCCATGGATGCCGCCGGCCAGGGCGCCGCGGGCGTCGATGCCTGGCCGGCCGGTGATGGGGGGGGAGGGGGTGCCTCTTGTGACACTCCGGCCCCCCGGATGATTGATCACGACAAACAAAATTTTGGGCAAAGGGCCCATTCTGCGGAAGGCGAAGCGGCATCTAATGCTGGCGAACAACAAGGGGGCGCCGGCACGCGATGCAACGACGCGACCGCGGAAGGCGGCGATGCGGTCGGGGGGCCGCCCGCCGCCACCATTTTATGCCAAAACACGACAAAAAAGAAAGACGGGGGGCAAACATGACCATCCGCGAAGCCACCGGCACTCTCGATGAAGGCGCCGATTACGAAAAAAAAGAAGGGGGCCTCCGCGTGCTGACCCCTGCGGGAATAAAAAAAGTGGCCACGGCCCTGCAACCCAAGCAGGACGATGAATGGCAACCAGGGGACGGGGCGACTGAGCCAGACACGGCGATCGTCCGGCGGCGGTATCAGAATACGAAAATTCTCGGCTGCGAAATTGAAGGCAAAGAAGGCGTCTTCAATGTCTGCGTGCGCGACGAAGCCAACTACCGCAACGGAGAACGCTTTGCCGTCAAAATTAATGACCGCGGCCAATACGAAGCCACCAACCATCGGATTGCCCCGAAATACCGATGAAACCCTGCCTTAAGCCTTCAACCAGCGGCCAAGCCAAGGCGCCCAACGGGGCGCATAAAGCGGCTGACGTGGCCCGGGAGAGTGACGGCCGCCAGCAGCTCGTCGGCTATCCCGGCTGGCAACTCATTCTTCAGCGCATCGCCCGGCGCCGCCCATGAAAAAAATGAACCACTACACCTTGGAAATTGAGCCCGGCACGGGCGGCTACGAGCAGATCGACAGCGTCGGTTTCAACCGGGCGCTCAACGAATGGGCCAAACGCCGCGGCATCCGCTGGGACAATCCTTTCCGTCGCAACCCTCATTTCATCAAACAACCCAAAACAGAAACCCCACCATGCGAATCCGCACAGTAAAACCCGAATTTTGGGTCCATCCGGTCATGAGCCGGTTGCCCTACGACACCCGCATCTTAGCCCTTGGCCTGCTTAATCTGGCCGACGACGAAGGCTACTTTAACGCCGACCCTGATTACATTCGAGGAGCAGTCTTGTTCCGGGAAGATTCGTCGAATGTTCGGCGAATGCTCGACGAGCTCTCGCGCAGCGAGTGGATCGACCTCTGCGGCAGTCCCGACCGCCCGATTGGACGCGTGGCGAATTTCCGCAAGCACCAAAGAGTCGACCGGGCGCAACCCTCTCGTCTTAAACAATATGCGCTCGAGGAAAGCTCGACGAACGATCGACGAGCCCTCGAAGATTCATCGTCGCCGGATCAGGGAACAGGGAAAGGAATGGATACCCCTATAGTCCCCGCAAGCGGGGACGGAGCAGCAAGTGCTGCCATCGAGCCGGCGGATCTGATCCGGGCCAAAAGCATATTCCGCAAGAGGCCCGGCACCGCTTTAGATCGCTCTCAAGCCCGAGCATGGAAAACGGCCGCCGCGGCCGCGGCCGCCACGACCGAGGCCGAGTGGTTGCAGCTTGAAGCCTATTACGCCGCGGACATTGCCCAGCGCAACGACTACCGGCGCAAAGACCTCGCCACGCTGCTCAATAACTGGTCCGGCGAACTGACCCGAGCCGCGGCATGGTGCGATCGCCATGGCATCTCAGGGCAAAAATCGCAAAAAAAGGAACACGGGGGGCCGGGCGAAAAGCGGTGGCGCCAAGTGTTGCAAAACCTTTATCCCGACGCCGGTCCGGCGCCCTACCGGACTTGGGCCGACATTCCAGAGTCATTAAAGGTCGAAATTCTCGACGCCATTACGCCGGCGAAAAAGGAGGCCGCATGACGCCCGCCGCTTTCCTGGCCTACGCCGCCCTCGTCGCCCTTCTCGCCATGATTCTCCTGGTCATGTTCGACGACAACGGAGGAGGACCCTCCGCGTGACAACCTTGCCCGTCACCCATGGTCTGGCGGGAGATCCGCCAGCCGGTTGCCAAACTGTGCACCGCATGAAACAGGCACGGGCACCTTATTAACCCATGAAAAGCAAAACTCACCGCCAACGGGCACGCGCCACCGGCGCCGGGCCCGGGGTCGCGCAACTCGCTGAGCTCTATGACAAAGCCGTAGGCCATATTGAGAGACTCGTCCGGGCGCTAAGACTGTGCACGCCGACGACCCAAGTGGCGCTTGACGCCCGGAGCCAAGCCCTCGACGCCGTGATGGAGGAGCTCGAGCCATGAGCCCGGAGCACGACCATATCTTGACCATCGCCAACGACCGCCTGGAAAAGATCCGGCGCCTCGAGCGTGAGATCGAATCCTGGCGGCAAGTTGCCGGCCAACTCCACGCCGCCTTGATCATCAGTGCCTCCGGCCTCGCCACACATCCGGCCAGCAGAGACAGCGACAAGCCCGCGGACGCGCTGGAAGCCTATGCCCGCCTGCAAACACACAACCCCAACCCACTAATATGAACAACCCCGACCCCAACTCCATCCCGCTCTGGTCCCAGCCCGCCGAAGCCGGCCTCATCAGCAGCGTCCTTAACGGCGGCACGACCGCTCTCGACGCAGCCCTCGAGCTCGTGCACGACGACTGGTTTTTTGCTCCGGTCAACGCCACCGCCTGGCAAGTGCTCAAAACATTGAGCGCCCGCCGTCAACCCGTCGACCTGCTCACCTTCACCGAAACTTTCCGCCAGACCGGCGAGCTTGAGCGGATCGAAGGCGGCCCCGGCTTTATCACCGCCGAATACACCCGCTCGGAATGCTCGGCGAGCACCGTAAGCCATTGGGCCGAACAGCTGCGCGACTACTGGCGCCGCCGCGAGATCCACCGCATCGGCGTCGACCTGATGATCGAAGCCCGCAACTTTCAGCGGACGAGCGACGAGATCCTGGACACCAGCGAAAAAAGCCTGCTCGACCTGCGACTCGATAGCAAACAAACCGGCCTTCTCCATTGCGCCACCGCGGTGAGTGAAGCCGCCGCCCGCATTGAGGCCGCTTACAAAAAGCGCGGCAAGCCGATCGGCATTGCCACCGGGTATCACGACTTTGACCGCATGACGAGCGGACTCAAGCCGGGCCAGCTCATCATCGTCGCGGCCCGCCCGAGCATGGGCAAAAGCGCCTTTGCGACAAACATTGCCGAGCATGCTTGCCTATCCGACAAAGTGCCCACCGCCATGTTCAGTCTGGAGATGGGCGGCGCCGACCTCATGGAGCGAATGCTTTGCACCCAAGCCGGCGTCAAGCTCCAACGCATCCGCGACGGTTTCATGTCCAAGCAAGACGTGCAAAACCTCGGCGCCAAGCACGACGAGATCAGCCAGGCCCCGCTATACATTGACGAGACGCCCGCGCTAAGTATCGCGGCCTTCCGGGCCCGAGCCCGCCGCGCTGTCGCCAAGCACGGCGTCAAACTTCTCATCGTCGATTATTTGCAGCTGATGAAAGGCGTGAGCAAACGCGCCCAGGCCGACCGCCGCCTCGAGGTTGACGAGGTCAGCGCCGGACTTAAGCAGACAGCCATGGAGCTGCATGTGCCCGTCATCGCCCTGTCTCAATTAAACCGTGATGCGGAAGAACGGGCCGAGCCCAAGCTGAGCCACCTGCGGGAAAGCGGCAGCCTCGAGCAAGACGCGGATGTTGTTGCCTTGCTGCATCGCCCGGAGCGGGTAACGAACAACGCGGAAGACAAAGGCAAAGCCGTCTTAATCCTGGCCAAGCAGCGCAACGGTCCGGTCGGCCGCATCGAACTCCTCTTTGACGCCGAGATCACCAAATTCAAAAACAGCACGGAAGAACTTTACTCGAACAAAAGCGAAAAGCGCCAAGCGATCACCACCAGCAAATCCACCTACCAACCCAACAACTTCAACGACAAAGACGGAGATTAACCATGAAAGCCACCAAGAAAAAACCCACCAAAAAGCCCAAGCCCAAAGCCAAAGCCATGCCTCCAATCGACCCCAAGGCGGTCAACGCCGCCTTACAACGAGCCGACGACCGCATCGACCAATGCGCCGGCGCCATGGCCACCGATAAGGCCGTCCTCGCCACCCTTGAGCAGTTTGTCCGCCAGCATCGTGTTGAGCTGCTCAAATTCATCATCACCCACACAGCCTGCAAAGACCCCGCCGAATTAGCCCACCGCGCCCTGGTCATTACCCAATGGCTGGAACTTAAAACCCGCAGCTAAGCCCCGCACCCACCGCATGAGCCACCAAGAAATCATCACGCGCATGAACGCCGAATTGAACACCACCGAAGCCTGGGAACGCCGCTGGCAAGTCGAGCGCGAGCACAACGAGCGTCTCCTCAAGCAAGCCAGCCTGGCCCGCACCGGAGTCCACCAGCTCCGCGCCCGCGCCATCGAACGCTATGGCGCCTATCAGCAGAGCGCCGGCCAAGCCCGCACCGCGAATGACGCCCGCCGCGCCGACCTCCACGAAAAAATGTGCAGCGTCCAGTCCGGCATGGTCCGGGCCTTGGACGACGTCCTCCAACTCTTCGACCAGATCGAGCATATCGAATGAAAACCCTGATCCTCACCTGCTCCCGCAACGACACCTATTGCGGCGGCTACGTCGCCGGCCTCATGGCCGCCATGCAGAGCCCGCACTTTGCCGGCTGGTGCCACCTTGACCACGAATCCGACATCGCCCGCGGCCGCAGCAAACTCCTCGACCGCGTTCTTGCCCAGACTGACGCGCCCGCCTTCCTCTGGATCGACGACGACATTGCTTTCACCGGGAGCGATTTCGACACCATTTGCCAAACCGAGCACGACATCGTCGGCGGACTCTATCCCTTACGCCACGCCAGCCGTCGCCCCTGCCACGGCCGGCTCATCCCCACGGCCGCCCGTGGTTCCATCGTCGCCGTCGACGCCATCGGCACCGGTTTTTTGCGCGTCACCCGGCGTGCCCTGGAATCCATGCGCCCCCTCATGCAAATGACCGCCGACCTCCCGACCGAAGGTCCTGGCTGGACCCACTGGTTTCCCGCCGGCCTCCGCGACGGCCGCTACCTCTCCGAAGACTGGGCCTTTTGCTATCTCGCCTGGCAAGCCGGCATCCCCGTCCACGCCCACCGCGACATCCGCCTCAAACACATCGGCATCCACGATTACACCCTGCCATGAACATCACGATCATCATGCCCGTCTGGAACCGCGCTGCCACGCTGCGCCGCGCCATCGAATCCACCGCCGGCCAGGGCGCCGACCAGTTTGTGATCATCGACGACCACAGCACCGACGGCAGCTACGAGATCGCCAGCGAATATCCTGGCATTACCGTCCACCGCCATCCTGCAAAAAGCGCCGATCACCTCCGCGCCCTCGAGCCGATCATCGAAAGCATTCAGACCGACTACGTCCTCGGCATCGGCGCCGACGACTACCTCTATCCCGGTTGCATCGCCGCCCTTCGTCGCGGCTACCTTCACGCCCAAGGCGAGAATCCCGGTGCCATCTTTGCTGATTTTGACCAAGTCGACAGCCAGGACCCCCCGCAGCTCTTGCGCACCGTGCGCTACAGCCCCGTCATGGTTCATCTGCCGCCCGAAAATTACCGCGCTTACATCGCCCACAAAAGCGTTCGGCCCGAGTGTGGCGTTGCCAGCCTGATCCGTCATGACCTGTTGGTCTGGCTGCAACGCGAAGGCTACGCCGCCACCGGCTATTTGTCCGACGTATGGGGCTACATGCTGGCCGCCCTACGCGCCGGCGCTGTCTACGTCCCAGGGCCCTACGCCGCCTTCACCACCCGGGCCAAGGAGCCCAGCTTCAGCGCCCGCGGCACGGCCGACCCCGCCGAGCGCGACCGCATCGCCCGCGACGGCACCGCCTTTCTCAACCGCCCCGCCATCGCTCCCTACGCCCAAGGCATCAAATGGCCCGTCTAACTCCTGCGAATAATTCTTTATGTCAACATACCAACCCAAACCCAACACCTGGACATTGTTCCAGAACACCCGCAAGGCCAACGACACGCAACCGGACTACACCGGAAGCGCGATGCTCGAAATGCCTGACGGGACAATCAAAGAATACCGGCTGAGCGCGTGGAAGCGCGTGAGCAAATCTGACGTCAAATTCATTGGCGGATTCATCAAACCCAAAGAAGACCAACCCAAGCTGATCGAGGAAACCTCGACGGCGGCCGGCAACGAGGACCCGTGGTAAGGAAGCGACCCGGATCTTGGCAATGATCTTCACCGACCACGTCATCCATAAGCCGCCCGAGTTGCTTGGCCGCGACAGCGCGGGCAACATCAAGGCGCGGTTTGCGGATGGCGTGCGGTGGCTCAGCGCCGAACAATTCGCCGAATTTCACCGGATCTTTGAGGAACGCATTCGCCAGGAGCAAGACGATCCGTATCGCTACGGCTACGTCATCCCGATTTGGCAAACGGCCGACCGGCAGTTTGCCGAATTGCGCGAGAAATTCCCCAAAGGGGTGACCGAGCTGCTGATCCTGGGCGGCAACCGCGCCTCGAAATCGCGCTACCTGGCCCGCCGGGCCGTCGAAGTATTGGTCAATACTCCCGGGGCCAAAGTCTGGTGCCTGCAATCGACCGAAGCCTCCAGCATTCAGAACCAACAACCTTACATTTGGGATTATTTACCCGCGGAATGGAAGCCCGCGGCCACCGGAAAACTCCGCCGCGGAGTCACGACCAATGTGACCTACTCACAAAAGGGGGGGTTCACAGAAAACTCGTTTGTCCTCGGGAATGGCAGTCAGTGCTGGTTCAAATTTTACTCTATGGACGTGAAAGCCATAGAAGGTGCCGAGCTGAACTACTGCTGGGCTGATGAATTGGTAAATCCCGAGTGGATCGAGGCATTGCGCTTCCGGTTAATCACCCGCAACGGCGAGCTGGCGGTCGGTTTCACCCCGATCCTTGGCTATACCGACACGGTCGCCGAATACCTGGCCGGCGCCGTGACTCTCGAGGACACGATCGCGGAGCTGGTTAAGGACAAGAAAGGCCAACCGATGCGCGTGCCACGGGTGCAGCAATGCGTCAAGCCCACGGCCCGGGTGGTCTACTTCCATACCCAGGACAACCCTTTCGGCAACTACGAGGCGATGAAGACCGAGCTGCTCAAGTCGCCCAAAGACCGCGTCCTGATGCGGGCCTACGGAGTGCCGACAAAAAAGGCGGCCAATATGTTTGCCAAATTCGACGCCCGCGTCCACGTCATCGCGCCCGAGCTCATCCCGCGCCGCGGAGTCAACTACCACGTCGTCGACCCGTGCTCCGGGCGAAACTGGTTCATGCTTTGGGCCCGGTTTGACGAAACGGGCCGGTGCTTTATCTACGACGAGTGGCCCTCACAAGTGCGCGAAGTGCCCGGCGTCGGCCTACCCGGGCCCTGGGCCGTGACCGGCGGCAACAATCCCGACGGCGTAGCCGGTGACGCGCAACGATCGTTTGGCTTTGGGCTCAGCCATTACAAACTCGAGATCGAGAACATCGAAGCCCGGCACGCGGCCGCGGCCGACGACTATAGCATCTTTGAACGCACGATGGATTCGCGCTACGGCAACGCGGCCACCGTCTCCCGGGAAGGCGCCACCACGCTAATCGAAGAATGTGCCGAGATCGGCCTGCACTTCACGGCCGCGCCCGGAGACGCCATTGCCGAAGGCGTGACCATGATCATCGACATGCTCAGCTACGACGGAAATCCAGAAGACATCAATGCACTCAACCAGCCGAAGCTCTACGTAAGCAGCAACTGCAAGAACGTGATTTTCGCGCTCAGCCAATACACCGGAACCGGCAATACCAAGACCGCCGGGACCAAAGATGCCATCGACTGCCTGCGCTACCTGGTTCTCAGCGGCGCCGCGTATGTCTCGACCAAGGATCTCGAAGTAAAACCCGCCGGCTCCTACTGACTCCCCAAACTCCAAACACTGAACACCGAAAACTGAATACTTACTTATGACCAAACAACTCCTTAACCGCGGCGACCTGCTCGAATGGCTTCAGATTACCGATGCGACCTACCGCAAATGGATCGAAGCCAAGCTCCTCCAACCGGTCAAACTCAAGGGCATTAAGAAGAAATGGTTTCGCCGCTCCGACGTGATCAAAGCCCTGCACTTGGAGGGAACGCTATGATCAAAAAATCTCAGATGAAGTGCAACGCCCCCAAGCGCACGCCCGGCCACGCGACGAAGTCGCATGTGGTCAAGGCCTGCGCCGGTGGGAAAGAGAAAATTATCCGGTTCGGACAACAGGGCGTCATTGGCAGCCCGTCGGGCACGAAACGGAACAAAGCATTCAAAGCCCGACATGCCTCCAATATCGCCAAGGGCAAAATGTCCGCGGCCTATTGGGCCAACAAAGTGAAATGGTAAACCTATGAACAAGAAAAAACCCGGCCTCTATGCCAACATAAACGCTCGCAAGAAAGCCGGCACCAGCCGGCCGAAAAGCAAGAGCACTGTCAGTCCGAAAATCTACAACCAGATGAAGAAGGGCATCGGCGCCTTCAGCCCAAAATGAGAAATCTGCTCCGCCGTCTCTTCCGACGCTGGCGCCGGGCGCCGCTCGATCTCTACCCCGTGCCGGCCGACTTCGACCCCGGCGAGGCGCTCGCCTTCACCCGCGAGAATCCTTCGCCGGTGTGGATCGCCGTCATGTCCGCGCTGCAGGACCGCATTGCCGACGCGACCGCCCTGGCCAGCGCCATGGCCACGGCGAAAGAGCCTGGCTACCAAGCGCACGCCGCCGGCCAGCTCGGCGCCCTGGTCGAGTTCTACGACGACCTCGAGCAAAAGCGCAGCGAGGCCATGGCCAAGCACCTGTAAAGTCTGACGCTTTTTGGCGTTTCTTGGCGTCCTTTGGCGTTTGTTCCGACGGCCGGCGCTGGCAAATCACCGGGCCCCGCCCCATCTCTCGCCCCGCATGGATGAAAGGCACCACGTCAAAAATACTGCAAAGCATGGCGTAGCCAATGCGAGCCGCATTTATTCCCAGGACGGCTATGTTCCTTCCTCTGTGCTACGGGAAGCGCAGGTAAGCGGTCCGCATCAACCCTCTGCGCCTTCCCCAATTCCATGGCCCGCCGGATAAAGAAAGCCGCGGCGGCCAGGACGTCCATCCTGGTCGTTTGCTCCGACCTTCATTGCGGATCGTCCGTTGGCTTGATGCCGCCGGACTCGGAGAACCTGGCCGGCAACACGATCAACTTTGGCTCGAACCACCACCAAGCCTGGCTATGGGAATGCTGGCAGGATGCCCTGGGCCAAGTCGCCACGATCGCCGGCCGCGATCCCTACGCCGTATTAGTAAACGGCGACAGCACCGAAGGCATTCATCACCGGTCCCCGGAAGTCGTCGCCAGCTTGATCGAAAACCATTGCGCCATGGCGGCCGAGGCCCTCAAGCCGCTCACCTCGAAGGCGGCCGCCACCTTTGTGACAAAGGGGACCGAATGCCATACGCACAACGTCGAAACCTACTTGGCTCAACTCATCGGCGCCAAGGACGGCGCTGCCCGCGAGAAGTGGCTGATCAACATTCACGGATGCGCGGTCGACGCGACGCACCATATTGGCGCGACCAGCCGCGCCTACCTCGAGGCCTCCGCACTTTCCATCACCCTGGGTAACGCCCGTCTTAACAGCGTCCGCGCCGGCCATCCCATCGCCCAAGTCTATCTCCGCGGCCATCGGCATTGCGGCGGCGTCTATAGCGACGGCTCCGGGCTGATCGGCGTGACCGGCGGCTGGCAATTCTTAACCCGGCACGGACACAAAGTCGTCCCCGACTCCGTCCCGCGGCCGAGCATTCTTATTCTGGATTGGCGAGGGAAGCCCGAAGGCGAACTGCCCACCCCGCACCACATATTTTATAATCCGCCGGCCCCGCAAATCACCAGGATATGACCAAGAAGACGAAGATCACGGCCGAGCAGATCGAAGCCTCGCTCGAGGCCTTCTGCCGCGAGATGGTCAAGCCCACGGTCACGCCGGACGTTATTCCGCCCGGCTGGTTCACGGTTTCCGACCTGGCCCATAAATCGGGCAAGGCGCCATTCACCGTCAGCCAGCGCATTCGCAACATGGTCAAAAACGGCGAAGCCGAGCGCAAAGACTTTGCCATCCAACTCGAGCAAGTGGTGCGCAAGACCCCGCACTACCGACTCCTGACGAAGTGAAGGGCTACCGCATCGCCCTGGCGGATCTCCCCGTCGCCGTGATGGCCTTGGATGAAATCTGTTTCCCGAGCGACGACCGGGTGAATCCCGACGGCGGCCTCTGGTGGATCGCCTGGTGCGGCAAAACACCCGTCGCCTATGCCGGAATGCGTCTGTGCAAAGACCCGCGCAACCAGGGCCTCGCCTTCCTCAATCGGGCCGGCGTGGTGCCCGGGCACCGCGGCCGCGGACTGCAAAAGCGACTCATCCGCGCCCGCGTCGCCGCTGCCCGGCAGCTCGCGGTCAACGAGCTGGTCACCTATTGCATGACCTACAACGCCGCCTCGATCAATAGCCTGGTGAATTGCGGCTTCCGTTTCTACGTCCCCGCGACCAAGTGGGGTGGGGGCAGTGCGGTTTATCTGCAGAAAGCGTTGTGATATGTCGGTGCTTTAGACACGTCCACGAAACGTGTCGAAAGAAACGCATTTATTAAGCACGTCAGGGTCGGCGGATAAGTAATTTAAGACGCTTTTTCGCGCTACTTCATGCGCTTTGGCGTTGCTTCCGACGGCAGGCTCTATCATTCCGCGGCAGTCGCCCGTAATTCCCAATGCATGCGACCCGCATTCTGCATTGAGCGACGCACGCACGGCACCGATCACGGCGCCGGCCACCCCAATGCTGCCGCGTTCTTGGACGCTTAAAAACCATGTCAATGGATACACCACAGCAGGTGCTACCTACTACCGGAGCGGACGTCAGTGACGTCGATTTCGCCGAAGTCGCAGCCAACCTTGGGATTCAACTCAAGCCGGCCGCCACCGAAGCCAAACCCGACGAAGAGACGACCGAGCCAAACGAAGCAGCAGCTGACGAATCCACCGAGCCAGATCCGGCAACGGACGCGGCGCAGGACCAGAACGACGAAGAGCCCACGACGGAGGACGACCCGGAGGAAACAACCGGCGAGGAACCCGAGCCCAAGGACCAGGACGCGGCGGCCGATAAGCCCGCCCCGGACAAAGTCCAAAAGCGAATCGACCGGCTTACGGCTGAGAAGCACGAATTGCGCGAGCAACTCGACGCAATCAAGGCCGAGCTCGAAGCCGCCACGGCGACCGCCGCGGCCAAGCCTCCCATCGTCACCATGGACCCGGAGAATCCGCTCAGTGCCTTCTCAGACGTCACCGCCCTCGAGGCGGAGATTGCCAAAGCGCAGGCGGTCCTTGATTGGACCGACGACAACCGCGATGGCGGAACAGTAACCGTAAACGGCGAGGAGAAATTCTACGATGCCGACGCGGTCAAACAGATTCGCCAAAACGCCAAGTCGTTAATCAAGGCCGGGCCGAAGCAGCAGGAATACCTGTCGGTTCGAGCCCAAACCTTGCCGGAAGCCCAAACCTTCTACCCGGACTTTTTCAAGACCGGCACGACGGCCCACAACTTCCTCACCGCTACGCTGAAGCAATACCCGTTCATTACCAAGATTCCCGGCTGGGAGCTGGTGGTGGGCGACGCGTTTGAAGGGCAGCGACTTCGCATGGCCAGGGTCGAGCAGATGCAAAAGCGAGCATCGGCCGGCAAGTCCAGTAAGCCAGCACCGGCCAGCGCGTCGGGCTCGGATCGAATTCCGAACACCCCGAACCCGTCGGCCAGCCCGAAGGTATCCTCACCGGGCGCGTCGTTGCGGCAGAAGGCCGAAGCCGCGCTCAAGGGTCGAGGCGATCGCGGCGCCCTCGAAGCATTCATGGAAGCCATCGTGTGATGACCTTCCGCCCAACTTCGAAACCAATATTTAGAAAAACCAAATACAGTGGCTGAGCTTTTAATTCAAAATCAAGTCGGCGCCAGGGAGGACCTGGCCGATTTAATCGCAGTTGCAGACCAAAAGAGCACCCCGTTGCTCTCGATGGCCCGCAAATCCAAAGACCCGACCAACCCGCTTTTCAGCTGGCTGGTGGATAACCTCGAAGAGCCCGTCCTCACCGGCGTTCTCTCCAACGCAGACGCGACAACCTTCAGCAATCCCGCCGCCGGACGCCAGCGTCTCTACGGCCGGATTCAAAAGCTGCGCAGGCTGCCAAAAATCGACGATCTCGCCGAGTCAGTTTCTGACGTGGCCGGCATCGGCCGCAAGCGTGAGATGGCGAGAGCCGTCACGAAGAGCCTCCAGGAAATCGCCCGCGATTTGGAGAGTGTGTTCTGCTCCGACCGCGACAGCACGGAACAATCCGGCGTAACCCCGTTCACCACGCGTGGATTGGGCAGTTGGATTTCCAACTCTGTGCAATCGGATTCGGCTACAGCCGTCCCCGCAGCCTATCGCACCCCGGCCGCCTCGATCAGCACGACCGGCACGAATAGCATCACCGACGGCACCATCCAGCTGTTGCTCCAGTCGCTTTACGAGCAGACCGGCAAGGTGAAGAGCTACACGCTCCTCTGCGGACCCACCCTCAAGCGCCGCTTCACCGGGTTCCAACAGACCCAGTTCGGCAGCGCCAACACCGGCAGCTCCGTGCGTCTCTTCAACCAAGACTCCGCCGACGCGTCTTACTACGCCAAGGTGGATCTGTTTGTTGGTGACTTCGGCGAGCTCGTGTTGACCCCATCCCTATTTCTGGCCAAGGACCAGGTCGCCGCTTCGCAGCTGCGCCGTGGTTACATCCTCGATATGGACGCGGTGCATATCCGCTACAACCGCCGCCCGCGCTACATGCCCCTCGACGACGAAGGTGGCGGTCCCCGCGGCATCGTTGACACCATTGCCGGCCTCCAGGTCGATAACCCCCTGATGTTCGGCAAAATCGCCAGCACCGCGGATTAATCACTAACCAAAGGAAATCAGCATTATGACAACCAACGCATTCCGCTCACTCCACGAGTCCCCTCGTGGCTACAACTACCGCTTCGTCATCGATCATACCGACCTGACGACATCGGCCGACAACACCGCGCAGGACATCACCCTGATCACCCTGCCGGCCAACTCGGTTATTAAGTCCGCCGCCACCTACTTGAAGACCCCCTTCGAGAAGACCGGCACGTCGGCCTACAACAACAACGTCCTTATCGTCGGCGATTCTGGCGACACGGACCGCGTTATTGCGTCGCAGCAGATCAACAATAACGGCTCCGACGTGCTGGCCAAGGCCCATGCCTCGACCATCCCGTTTGCCTACGTTGGGGCCACCGCCATCGTCGCCAACTTCGCCTCCATGGCGGCGTATGACCTGGCCGAGCTCGACGCCGGGGAGATTCACATCTTCCTCGAAGTCGCTCAGCTCGACACGCTGACCTAACCGATGAAGTAGCGAGACACATTTGCGGCCCGGCCGGAGCAGCTTGTTTGCAACGGACATGGGAATGGGATTGATCCCGGCCGGGCCCGCAAATTTACCAAAGGAATGCTGAGCACTGGCACCTCACCACAGGTTTCACTCTCAGCGTTCATTTTTTAATATGCTCGACTCTCTTGACGGTGAACTCGGCTCCCTTGTGAAAGAGGAGCTTTGCCGCGGCTGGTATGCCCAAGCAGTCAATGCCAAGGCCCGCCAGCTCCGTATCGCCGCGGCCAACGCCCGCATCGAGCACGCCCACATCGAAGGGGTAGGGCAGCACGTCGCCAGTATCGACGCCTTCAGCTTCATCGACTGGGAGCGCCGCCACCCCGGCATCACGCGCCAGAAGGACTGGTGGAAGAGCCTGCTCCGCGACAACCCGGAATGTCGGGTCCAGTCAACATCCAGCAAAACTCGAGTCAGCTTCGCCGGCCTCGACTGCAACCCCAGTGAAAACACCGGCATCTGCCCGCCGGCCGTTTCGCAATCCGCGTGATGATGGCGTCCGGCTACGACACGTCGGCAGTCCTCGGCGCCCCCGACGTCGAAACGATCCGCGGCTACCTGCTCAACATCCAAGAGGCCGAGTCCGATGTCGGCGGCTACCTGGACAAGAAGCAGAGGAATTACGAAACCCGGCACGCCCTTTGGAACGGCCAGGACCCGAGCGGCCGCAAGAAGTCGCAAGCCCTCGGCCGGCAGGCTTTCCCCTGGGAAGGCGCCTCGGATGCCCGCGTGCGCCTGGCCGACCAGATCGTCAACGAGAATGTCTCCCTGCTTTCCAACGCCTTCTTCCGCAGCAAGCTCCAGCTCCAGCCGATCGAGACAGGCGACGCCGCCTCGAAGGTCGCCGCGGAAACCGCCCTGCGCTGGATGCTTTTCCAGCACGCCGCCGATGATTTGAGGCGCGAGATCGAGTTGGTCGCCCAATACCAGGAGATGTATGGGCTCGGCATCATGGCGATCAACTGGCGACGGACGACCCGCACCGAGCGCAAGACGATCAGCCTGGACGAATTTCAAGCCATGCTGGCCGAAACCGGCGACCCAATGATCCAGATCCTGCTCGAGAGCATCCTCGATCCCCTGCAGGAAGCGGACGCCGTGCGTATGCTCAAGGATCTGGTCAGCCCGGCCGCGGCCAAGGTGAGCGTGATCCGCGACCTGCGCAACACCGGCTCGGCCGAATACGACAACCCGTATATCTTTGAGAACCGCCCGGAGTTTGTCGCCCTCGAGCCATGGGAGGACATTTACTTCCCCGCCCAAACCGGCGACCTGCAACGCGCCCGCTTCGTCGCCTGGCGCGAAGTGGTGAGCGAAACCGAGCTGCGCGAGCGCATCGTCACGGCCGGCTACGACGAGGAATTCGTCGAGTCCGCCCTCAAGCACAAAGGCGCCTACCGCCGGCCGATCCGCAATTACTACCGGCAAGAGCTGATCAACCTCGATACGGAGCGGGAGATGATCGAGCTCTGGCACTACTACGAGAAGCAGCACAACAAAGACCAGACCACCCGGATCACCTACAGCGTCCTGCACGAGAGCGTCTCGAACGTGACCGGGCTCTCCGAGCTGCTCCCGTATCATCACCAGCAATACCCCTTCGTCGAATTCTGCCGCGAGCGCGTCAGCCGCAACATTCTGGAGAGCCGCGGCGTCCCCGAGCTGGTCGAGTCCCAACAGCTCGAGATCAAGACGCAGCGGGATTTCCGAAGCGACCGCGCCAGTATCGCGGTGCTTCCCCCGATTCGCGTGCCGAGTAACCGCGGCAAAGTAAATCTCGTCTTCGGCCCCGGCGCCCAGATCCCCGAGCGGCGGCCCAATGAATTCGGCTGGATGGAGCCACCCCGCTTTGACCAGGGAACGATCGAGATCGAGGCCAGCACCCGGGCCGACGTCGACCAATATTTCGGGCGGTTCGCCAACAGCGTCCCGCAGCCGCTCACCATGCTGCAGCAGCAAACGCAAGTCGACCGCTGGCTCCGCAGCTGCAAGGCCATGGTCGCCCAGGCCTTTGCCTTGATGCAGCAATACATCACGGACATCGAAGTCTTCCGCGTGGCCGGCGCCATGCCCGCGCCCTTCCAACTGACCCGCGAAGGTATCCAGGGACGCTTTGACCTGGTCGCCGAATACGATGTGCGCGACCTCGACGTCGAGTTGCTCGGCAAGCGCCTCGAAGCGATCACCCGCCTGGCTGTTCCCCTCGACGTGGCCGGCACGATTGACCGTGCCGGCCTCGTCCAATTCGTGATGAACGCGATCGACCCGTCGCTGGCCCAGAAGATCGTGCGCCCGCAGGAAGTCGCCACCGCCCAGGAGGCCGAAGACGAGCAGCTGGCCTACACCAAGATCGCCGCGGGCACCGAGCCCCCGTTGCCGACCGAGGGCATGAACGCCCAGCTCCGCACCCAAGTCCTCCAGGGGATTGTCCAAGCCAACCCCGCGGTGAGTCAGCGATTCCAGAACGACGAAATCTTCCGCTCGATGATCGAAGCAAGATTGAAAGCCTTCGCCTTCCAAGTGCAGCAAACCCAAAACGCTCAGATCGGTAGGGTCGGCGCCGTCCCCGCGCTGCAAGGCCAGATGATGCAGACCGCGCCATGAAAACCGTGACCGTCTCCAGCATCGTGGCCAACGCGGCGAGCCGCGCCGGCTTGGATGGTTCGTCCATCGGCAACCTACCAAGCGTGACCAAGAGCATTATGGTCGACAACCTGGGCTCGCATCTGAAAGACGCCTGGGAGTTTTTTGACTGGCCGGATTTGTGCCGCACTGAGGAGCGCACGGTGCAGACCGGCGTAGACGAGGACATTTACATCGACTTGGCGCAAGCCGGCGAGACGGAGATCGGCGACGTGTTCTCGGTCTTTCAAGACAATCCCAATACCCACGCCGCGCCGAGAGAGATCAGTTTCTCCCTGGATTTGGACAAAGTCCGCCTGCCGAGCGATTGCCCCAGCGTCATCTATGTTCGTTTTCGGCTGACCCCCGGCGCTGAGCCGCGTGATCCCAATGGGCTTGTCGTTACGCCTGTCGTCGACGGCGTGGTGGCCGCCCAGACTGTGCCGCAGATATTGGCCGACTACTGCAAGTTCTCCCTCACCGGTGACCTGCTGACCGAAGACGGGCAACTGGACAAAGCCCAGGTGATGTATGGACGGGCCGAGCTTTCGCTCGTCAAAGAAACCGAGAAATTAACCCTTCAACAACGCCAAGTCCGCCGGTGGACCGCAAATGTCGGACCTTACTGACACGGAAAACCATGGGATTCCCTAACAGCAAAATTAACAACGGCCTCTCCGGCGGCGCCTACATGGGCGATACCAACCAGCGCACCGGCGACTGGCTCGCCATCCAGGTCCTTGCCGACACGAAGTTCTCCGTATTAACGGGCAACATAGCCGACGACCCGAGCTCGGTCTTGGCGGCCGAGGCCAGCGCCTTTTACTCCGCGACGATCCCGGCCGGCACCACGCTATTTGGCAAGTTCACCTCGATCAAAATGCACAGCGGCCAAGTCATTGCCTACAACGCCTGATGACGGACCCGATTGAACACTAAAAACTAAACACTGAAGACAAAACTATGGGATTCCCTAACAACAAAATCACGAATGGTCTGAGTGGCGGCGTCTACATCGCCGACACAAATGCGCGCACCGGGCAATGGCTCGCCGTGCAAGTCCTGGCCGATGCCAAGTTTCACACGCTGACCGGCAACATTGCTGACATTGCCAACACGACCGAGGCCAGTGCGCCGGTCATTCCGGCAGGCAGCACGATCTTTGGCTATTTCACCGCCCTCCAACTGCACAGCGGCCGCGTCGTCGCCTGCAATAACTAATGATCCCTGCGCCGATATTGAGTTTGGCGAGGGTGCCGGGGCGCCGTGGCGTTCCTTTTGCTCCTACCGATATACCCAATATTCGTGTGTGGTTTGATGCTAACGAGGGTGCTAAAAGTTTCGCGGGTAACAACTTTACCGATGAAACCGCATCTTTTGCAATAACAGGCAGCATATACGCTGAAGATAACGGAACATATGATGTAGATTATAGTGGAGGCCTTATTAATGGACGAAATAGGTACAGATATAATAACAACGGCGGTGAAGCAAATTCTGACTATGGATTAGTCTACTGGAACGGAACTCAATGGGCTTATGAAGCGTGGGGAGTTCCTTCTGATGGCGATCCCGGTATAGGGCGAACAAGCTACGGAACCGGAAACACTACATATCCTTGGAATGCAACGTGGTCTATGGGAACCTTTACGAGAACCCCAACAACTGTAGACGTTTCTGCAACCAACAACCAATCCGTAGTTAAGTGGTATAATCAAGTAGTTGCGGGAGGGCCTTTATTTCAAAACACCCTTGCGTCACAACCCATTTACGAGACAAATGTCTATGGGAAAAATGTGTTGTCATTTAATGCGGATTCAATATCTGGAAACGTTGCTGCTTCTGCAAGTTGGGGTTCTGAACATTCTGTTTACTGTGTCGCAACAACTTTGGGGGGATCAACCACTTTTAACGGTGCTTTCGCAGCCCAATCTTCAACGATTGCTGCTCAGCGTCGAGGAGCACTTGGAGGAAGCACAACGGGAGGCGTGCTGGCGTTTACAAACGGAACCCAACGAAATTCCACGCTGAGTGCCAGCACAGCTACGTTTGCAGTGTGGTCTTATAGGTTTACGACATCTGGGGGGAGTGTTGCACTGGGTAAGAACAAAACGTTTGAGAGCCTTACTGGGGCAGGAACAAGTTTGATGCCGAGTAATTCTTTTGTGGTAGGCACTGCTGGCGGCTCAAACTCATCCATTACTAAAATTGGTGAAATTATTGGGTATAGCGGAAATCACGATGAAGCTACGGCCAACCAAATCATTGACTACCTCGCCGCTAAATGGGGCGTTACCTTATGAAAACTTTCAAAATCCACCCTGACGTATACCCAGCTTTGCAACGGTCTGTTGATACGGCTTTCAGGGATACACTTATCAAAGAAGGTAAGTGCCAACATATTTTCCCCCCCGAAATGGAAGCCGATGAAGATGGCTACATTACATTAATGGTAAAGGATTGGATCTTTGATCTTGAGGGAATGGCAGAGTTGCTTGGCGGCATAAACAAAACGGAATCATGAGCTACCTACAGCAACACCTCACAACCGTGGAACGCGGCGCTCTCGGAACTTTTGCCAGCCTTGGCAGCGCGGCCGTCTCCATGGTGGGCCACCTGGAGCTCTACCTCCGGGTAGCCGGCCTTTGCGTCGGGCTCGCGGTCGGCGTCGTCACTTTAATTTCGGTCCTTCACGACCTTCGGAAGAAACAACAACAGAAGAACAAATAATATGCGCAACTGGAAAACGACAACCCTCGGCGTCTTGACCGCCCTAATCGCCCTGGCCACCGGGGCCAGAGAATTTCTCACCACCGGCAGCCTGCCCGATCTTGGCCTCATTGCGGCCTCGCTCGCGGCCGCCTGGGGCCTACTCGTCGCCAAGGACGCCGATGCTCGGGGCTAAATTCGTCGCAGCTGGCCTCGTCTTTGCGGCCTACCTGCTACTGCCCGGATGCGTGAGCGTGGGATACGACTTCCTCAAGCAGCAGGCAACGTTGACTTACAACCCGCCCAAACTGGACGGCCTCAAGAAGTAAATGTGGAACTGGATTCTGAGACTATTTGGCAAGCCGTCCGGCGCTACCCGAGCGCCGGCCTCGCCGAGCTCTGCATCCGACTCCATAATGAGCTTCGCCGTCGAGCCGCCGCTGACGAGCTTCGACGAGCGCAAGGCCTACACGCCAAACAAGGGGAGCAGCGTGATCCGGCCGGAGGCGGTAGTGCTGCACCACAGCGACGGAAGTTACCGGGGCGGAGTGGCCTGGATCGCCAACCCGGAATCTAAAGTGAGCTACCACGTGCTGATCGCCCGGGACGGCCGCCGGACCGTGTTTGCCAACGACACGGAACGCGCCTGGCATGCGGGCAAGAGCAACTGGTTGGGGCGCCCGGACCTAAATAGCTGGAGCCTCGGGCTCGCCTGGGAGGGGAATACTTACGATTACCCCTTGGGCGACGACGCCATGGCGTCCGCTATCGAATACTTGGTGCCGCGTATGAAGAAGTGGGGCATCGACCTCAACATGGTCGTGACGCACCAGCAGGTCAGCCCGGGCCGAAAGACGGACATCTCGCCCGCCGATGCAACTAAATTTCGCAGCAAACTGGAAGAAGCACTGAACTAATGGCCATTGACTCACCAGTGCAACGTGACGGCGACCAAGGTTTCCTTGGTTTTGCTTCGCGCTTGAACCCGCTGACCCTGCCGCCCGGAATGCTGCAAGATAGCGTGAACATGCGGCTGGAGCGTGGCACGGCGCAGACCCGAAAGGGGGCGAAACGGCTGGCCGATGCCATCTCGACAACAGACACGCCGCTCGCGCTGTCCTTTGACCTCGCTGCGGACAAAAACATCAGCACGATAACCCGCAGCGGCACGCTCGCCACAGTGACCACAACCGCCGCGCACGGCTACACCAACGGCAACCAGGTGAACATCCGCGGCGCCGAGGCTCCTAACGCGGCCCTCTATAACGGCGACTTCGTGATTAGTGCGGCCGGCGGGAGCAGCTTTCAGTATACGATGACCGGCACGCCGACGGCGGACGCCACCGGGACGCTTTTTGCCAACAAGGGGCCGATAGTCAAGACGACCTACGGCGGCGGCATCTTTGCCTCCGGCGTCTTCGCTTCGCGCAACTATGAAAACGCTGCCGAGTATATCGTGATGTGCGGGCCGAGCAGCGCCTTCCTCTGGCGCAACACCCCGTCGGGCGACGAGGTGGAGACGTTGGTATACCCCAACTCGCCGGACGAGACGATTGAACCGACCGACAATGTCTCGGTGGTGCAAGCCTTTGACCGGCTTTACATCCTGCGGGAAGCGGAGCAGACACCGGACACTGAGTGGGCCAACCGGCTGCTTGGGGTCGATCCCGGCGTTTTTACCGTGACGATTGCTTCGCCTGGGGTGGTGACTAAGACGGCGCATGGCTTGGAAAACACCATGGCGGTGACGCTGTCGACCACCGGCGCCCTGCCGACCGGGCTGGTAGCCGGCACGATCTACTACGTCATTAACAAAACGGCCAACACCTTTCAGCTTGCGGCGACCAGTGGCGGCGTGGCGATCAACACGAGCGGCAGCCAGTCGGGCGTGCATAGCCTGACTCCGGTTTCGGCCGCGGTCAGTAGCACGACGGCCACGATCTTCTGCAAAAACCATCCCTACCTGGCCGGCCAACGGGTGCGGCTGGAGGCAGGTGGGCCGGCGGCCTTTAACGGGCATGAGTTTGACGTGCTTGGCGGCGCCGACGCGCCGACAACCCACACTTTTAGAGTGACGGTGCCGAACCTTACGGCGAACGACACGGCATCTTCGGCGACCCGGGCGACGCGCCGAGTGAAGCCTCCGATCTATTGGACCGGCACCGGAAGTTTCGTCCGGGCGGCGGGCGGCGTGCCAGCTGAAGGTGCGACCTATCGCAAAATGCGATCCGTGGGCTGGGCGAGCTACATCCAGAACCGGCTCATCATCCCTGACGGCCGCGACCAAGTGGCGATTTCCGACTACCTGGATGCCGACCTCTACGATCCTTTCTACCAGAGCTTTCGCGCCGGGGCCGGGGGCAGCGACTACATTGTCGCCGTGCATCCCTGGGTGGAGGGCAGCGCCTTGGTCTTCGCCCGCAAGAGCATCTGGCTGGCTACGCTGGGCCAGTTGCCCAGCACGGACGGCGCCAGCTTTGCCATCGACACAGCTGTCGCTAAGTTGGAGCTAATCACCGATGAGATCGGCTGCTCGGCCCGCAACTCCATCGCCACGGCCGGCCGCTACGTGTTCTTCCTCTCGGACGCCGGGGTCTATCGCCTCGATACCCAGCTCGACCTCAAGTTACGCGGCGACACCAAGCCGCTGAGTGATCCGGTCGCCGACCAGTTTGAGCGTATCGACCAGAGCAAGGTCCACCGCGCCTTTGGGCTTTGGCACAACAACCGCTATACCCTGGCCGTCCCCACGATCGATTCGCCGGATGAGACGAATGATCTGGTGATCACCTACTCGGCCCTCAATGACCAGTGGGAGAGCCGCGACATTTACGGCATTGGCGTGGATGCGCTCATCGTCGGAACCTACAGCGATGTGCGCCGCGTTTTCAACGTGCGCCGGACCGGCAGCCTCTTCCTCCTCGACGAGAAGGATGACGGCACCGACGACGAGCCGAGCGGAAGCAATGTGGGCCTGGTGGTCGGGACGATTAGGACGCGGCGCTACAATATGGGCAACATGCATAGCAAGCGATTCACCCGCGCTTTGAGCGATGTGGTCCTGCCAAGCGCCGGCTCAATCACGGTCGAGGCGGAGCTCTTTAACCCGGACGCCCCGGTCACGTTGGTGCCAGGGCAAAGCAACGATACCGGCGCAGAGGAAGACTACACGCTCAAGCAGCCAATCCGCCGCAAGGCGCACGCCGCCGAACTTATCTTTCAGACCAACCTCCAACGCCCCGAGATACGGAATGTCTCGATCGAGGCGGCGCTTGAGGGACTCCCGCAAACCGACACCCGCAACGCAGCTTAATTATGGCCGACCTAACCCTCACCCCAATCAAAACCTTTGTCTCTGGCGAGAACGTCACACCAACAAAACTCAATCAACTCAGCCAGTCCGCCGTGGCGCTGACGGCCGCAACGATTGTCAACGCCGACGTGTCGCCCAGTGCAGCAATCGCGCTGTCAAAGCTCGCAACCGGCGCCCTGCCTGCGGCGATCACCGTGACGACGGCCAACGTAGTGGATGCGTCTATTACCGCCGCGAAGCTCAACGGCGCACAAACCGGCTCGGCGCCGGTCTTCGGCTGCCGCGCCTGGGTCAACTTCGATGGCGTGATGACCAACGTGACCGGCGCCAGCTACAGCCGCACGACGACATTGGTAACTGTGACCCGGTCGTCGCACGGACTGACCACAGGCAACAAGCTGGTGATTTCCTCGGCGACTGACACGGGGCTGAACTCGGCGGCCAACACGGCGAGCGTGGAGATCACGTTTGTCGATGCCAACAACTTTACCTTTCAGACGGCGGCAACCGGCGCCGCAACCGGAACGCTGACCTACGCCCGCGGCATCCGCGGGGCGGGCAATGTGGCGAGCGTAACGCGCAATGGCACCGGAGACTACACCGTCACCTTTGCCACGGCGCTGCCTTCGGCAAACTATTCCGCGGTGGCCTCGTCCGGCGCTCTCGATACAGACACTGGTGCGGAATCGACCGCGACAACTAACCGGACGACGGCGTCATTTTCCGTCTACACCGCCAACACATCGACCGCGGCCAACCGTGCAGAGGTATCCGTGGTCGTCTTTGGCTAACATGACCCCATGGCAAAAAGCGGCTCAATGGTATGACGAGTATTTTCCCGGACAAAACTTCGGCCTCGCCCTGGCGGACAATATCGCCAGGCCGGACGGGTTTGTCGTGTCCTTTAACGATGTCTTCGTCATGGGCCAGGAGGTCCGCTGGGACGCGGCCTCGCGGAGCATCACGCCAGGCGAGCCGAATGCTTGGTATGTCCAGCTGGCGGCGGCCGGCGATGGGGCCAATGCGCACGAAAGGTTTCTCAGCTCCGCGGCCAAGCCGCACGAATACGTCCTCTGGCAACGCCGCAATGACGGCCGCATACGTGCCCGCCGATGCGTGGATATTTTGAAACGAACACAAAGACAAAAGGAGTAATTATGGGATCAGGATCAGCAACACCACCAACACTCGACACGAAGCAATCATCAGACCTACTGCGGCAACAGCTCACCATCCAGCGTGAGGAGTTGCCAGCTATGGCGGTCGCCGCCGGCAACACCTCGCGGCAGGAAAGCCGGCGCAACATTGACTTTGGCCTCAAGCTCCTCGGCGACCCGCGGCTCCGCGCCAGCTACGAGGCGGCCTTGCCCGAGGAAACGCGCCGCCGGGCCAACCTTCTCGGTCAGCTCGACGCCGCGCAGTCAGCGGCGCCGGAATACACCAGGCTCCAGGAGCAGCTGCAAGGTGCAGTCGGCGAGCGGGCTGGCATGCTCTCGGCCCAAGACACTCGGGACGCCACGCAGCAGGCAAGGTCAGCCATGGCCGCCCGGGGAATGGCAACGGGCAATGCCGGCATCGGCGCGGAGCTGCTTAACCGTGACCGGTTCGTCCAGCAGCGCCGGGCTCAAGACTTGGGCATCCTTGGCACTTCGGCCCAGCTCGCGGAACAGGAGCGCATGCGGCGGATGGGCCTCGGCCGGGACGCCTACAATTTCAGCATGGGAACCAACCCCGCTATGCTGGCGATGGGCATGGGCTCGCCGTATGCGAACTTGACGCAAAACGCCATGTCCATGGTCAGCGGGGCGCAGGGGCTGAGCCCGATGTATTCGGGGGGACAGTTTTCGGGCGGCGGTTTCAACATGATGGGCGCTGGCCTGGGTGGTGCGTCTGGGGCGCTCTCAGGTGCCATGATGGGCGCCATGATGGGTGCTCCTGCCGGCGGCATTGGCGCGGTGCCTGGGGCCGTCATCGGAGGCCTGGCGGGGGGCGGATTGGGCGCCGCGGGCGGCTCATTTTCCTAAACATTTAACCAACGAAACCAAGGAGAACAAATATGACACCAGCACAATTCTATCAGATCGAACAACAGAACCAGCAGAACCAGCGGCAAAACATGCAGCAGATGACCAACCAGGTCTTCCAGGCGGCCGGCGCCCTGGCCGGACAATACGCGGAGAACAAAGCCCTGGACGCCAAGGGTGGCGCCTATGCGGACTTCATGAAAAGCCACGGTGAGCAGCTGGGGTTCGACGGGAGTTACCTCGAGGAGTTCCTCAAGAAGAAACCCCGCGAGCAAGCCATGATCGGTGACCAGATCATCGGCATGCAAAACACCGGCCGGCAAATCATGAATCAACAATACCTCAACCAACAGGCCTCGGCTTTTGGCGGGCGGGGTGCGGGCGGCGCTGACGGAGCCGGTGGTGGGGATAGCTTTACGTTCTAAGGAGACATTATGGCGGAACCACAAGTCATGTCGGCCCAAGAATACGGGCGCACTGTATTGGGCTACGCGCCTAATCAGACGATCCAGGGCAAGGAGCTGGCCAAGTTTAGAGACCAATATGCCAGGTATGTGCAGACGGCCTCAAAATCGTTCACCCCAACGACAGGCATGATGACGAACGAGGTTTCGGGGACGGTGACGCCTTACTTCATGAGCTCGCCAAACTCGGCGCAAATCATGGCCGAAAAGCAGGCGACCATGAAGATGGTCCCGGGTAAGGATGGCAAAGCCTATGCATTCGACCCGCTAACCGGGACGGTGGCGCCGGTCACAGTGAAGGGCTCGACGAACCAATTTGAGATGGACCCGAAGGCTAACCGCATGCAGGAACTCATGGACGCGCTGGGCGGCGCCGCGGCGGAGGAGGAGGAAGCGCCTGGAATTCTCGCCAGCATTTTTGGCGGAGCCAAGGCCACGCCGGCGCCGACGCCGAGCCCGTCGCCGATGGCCACGCCGGCCCCGGCCATGGCCGGGACCGATACGCCGCAGGCGGCCTTTGGCTCGGTGGATGAGGTCATGGCGGCGGCGCGGGCCGGCCGCATCACGCTGGAAGATGCGCAAAACATTTTGGTAAGCCAATTCAACCTGGACCCGTGAGCAAGCAAAGCGCCAGCGCCTTGCTTGCCGGTCTGGTCGCGGAGCTTGATCCGGCGGCGGAGGACCGACGCCAGATGGAGTTGGGCCGGGCGGCGTCGTGGTCGCAGGAGCCGGTCGGGGACGTGAGCCAGGACATTGCGCCGGAAGCTCCCGCGGTGGTTCCGAATGAGCTGATCAGGGCCGCGGATGCTGCGTTTCTGCAAGAGCCTTACACCGAGCCGGCGCTGCCGGATGAAGACTTGCCGCCGGTGCAGCGACAATCGGCCTCGGCGTTGCTGGCCGGACTCAAGGTGGAAGCGCCGGCGAAGCAACCGCGGGCCTCGGCCTCGGCGCTGCTGGCCGAGCTGCAGGTGGCCACGCCGGCCCCGGAGGCCAAGCCGCTGAATATTTCATTCGGCGGCCCGGAGGCGTCGCTGGCGGCGGCGGTGCGGGGCGAACCAAAGAAGCCGGTGACAACACCGGAGGCGGCGGATGGGTCGGATGTGACGTTCGATGCGAAGGGCCCGGCGTTTCAATTTACGGGGACGCTGGTCATGGACCCGTCTTCCGGGGCGGAGCAGGGGCTGGATGGGATGGTGCCGGTGGCGCCGCGGGGACCGATGGCGGCCGCGGTGGGCCAGGCGGAGCCGGTGCTGAATCGCCGGCCGCGGCTGGTGCCGAGTGCGGGCGGACAGATCGTCTTTGACCAATCGACGCCGGAGCGATTTACCCAGGGAGTGGAGGAGGCGTTCGCCGCGGGGATCTTGCCGCAGTCGAACTACGAGAAGATCAAGGCGGCCGAAGCGCAAATTTTCAAAGTGGTCGACGACCGGCGGAAGCTCGAGGAAAAGGCGCAAGCGGACCCGAAACTCTTAGCGGTGCTGCAGGGCTTGGGCCGGGGCGGTGCTATGACGGCGGGTGCGGTGGCCGGAGCCAAGGCGTTTGCCACGGCGGGAAGCATGGCGGCCGCGGCAACGGGAGTCGGCGTTACAACGGTGCCGGTCGTGGCCGCGGTGACCGGAACGGCCGGCGCAATCGTCGGCGGAGTCGGCGCGGGCTTGGCCTATGATGCGCTTTACCGCCAGCTGGGCCAGCACTTCGAGGAATACGACAATGTGATGAAGTCGGCTGAGCTCTACCCGATGCACAAGGCGGGCGGCGAGCTGGCGATGGCCGGCCTGGCGATCGGGACGAGCGTGCCGCAGGCGGTGAGGGGCTTGCAGACGGCTTACCAAGCGGGCGGGCTGCCGCAGGTGGCGCGGACGGCGGGCGCGGCGGGCGGGCTGGGTGCGGGGACGGGCGTGGTGGCTTACCCGATCGATGCGGTGGTGCGGGGCGAGGAGATGACGCCGGGGGGCTTTGCCACGGCGGCCGGGACGGGTGCGCTCTCGGGCGGATTCTTTATCAATAACCGGATGGCCCGGACGCCGGAAGTCATGCGGATCTTTGCCAAGGCCGACGCGGGGAGCAAGTTGACCGCGGCGGAAGAAACCATTTACCGGGCGGCCTACGGCCCGCTCCAGGCCGCGGTGCGTCGCGGCCAGGTGGACGGACAGCGCCTGGTCGACGGCCGCGTGGAGGTGCCGACGACGTCGGTGGCCGGGATGATGCCGGCCGCGGGCCGGGCCCGGGTGCAGGCCCGCTATGAGTCGCCGATGAGGCTGCCGGAGGGAGCATTGCAAGCGGCCAGGGACTACGCGTCCCGGCCGCGGCCGGTCGCTACTCCGCCGCCGGCGGCGACGACTGCAGCGCCGACCGTCCCGCGCCAGGCGCCGGTGAATGTGATCCCGCCCGGGGAGACGATCATCCCGCCGCCGCCGATGACGCCGGCCATGATGACGCCGGATGCCTTTGCCGACGCGATGGCGACGGAGCGGGGGCTGGATATGGATTTCAACCCGGAGGCGACGGAGCAATTATTCGGCGAGCATTTCCGTATCGTCCGCGAGGCGATCAACAACAACCAGCCGGTCAATGCCGCGGCCCTCGAGCTCTATGAGATGCAGGTGCCGTATTATGTGACGGACGAGACAACGGGGCTCTCGCAGTTTGACCAAGCGAGCTTTGATGCGTGGCAAGGGTATGTCTCGGGCCGGGGCGAGGAGGTGAAGCAGGACGCGGCGGAGGCCGGGGCGGTAGAGCTGCTGGCCGCGATCCGCGAGCTCGGGGGCCTGCCAGCGCCGAAGTCGGGCGGGAAGCGGGCGGTGTGGAAGGGGGAGCTGCAATCCCTCTACGAGACGTCCCGCGGGGCCCGCGACCTGGGGATCAAGGGAGCCATGGGCCTCTTTCGCAAGGACGCGCCAGATGTCGACTACTTGGTGATCGGCCTGAGAGAAAAGGGCTTCCGGGTGGAAACCGAAGCGGACCTTTTCGAGCTGCTCGATAATCGGCTGCGCAACGGCCGCGATGTCTTTGCCTATCCGACGATGGCCGCTGACCAGTTCGCGCCGGTCGGCGGCCGGATGGGCCGGCGGGCGCCGCGGCCGGCCCCGGGGCAGATGGATCTGCTCGGCGAGCGAGACGTGGAATTTACCCTGGCCGGACAGACTGACCGCTCGAGCCTGACGCCGGAGGAGATGGCGATGGCGCAACGGACGGCGGAGGAGAAGGCGCAGGCGGAGGCGCTGCAGGGGGATCTGTTTGGGGAGAAGCGGGGTTCGCGCCGTGCGACAAAGGATTTGTTGGGGCGAGAAATAAGCCCAGATCAACTGGCCTTCAACGAACAATTTTTGCTTTCCGGCGTGGTCGATCCTGCGCTGACTTCTACTTACGCGACAGACTTTCCTGACATGGCGGCCAACTTTGCCGAGCAGGAACAGGCAATCGGCGGCCCGAACTTTGGTCAAAGTGGCTTGGGAGTTGTGAGGGTTTATTCGAGGCAAGGCGCCAGGGAATCGACCGTCAATGAATTCCAGCTGCCGGCGGGCGCTCAACCGGTGGCCGAATTCACGCCCGCGCAAGTGCGAGCAGGCGAGCATCTCAAGTGGTTTGCGCAGCGGCGGACCGCTGAGCCGTCGCCTCGAGTGCAGGAGCGGCCGGCGCTGGCGGCGACAGAACTGCAGGCGCAGACGGCGCTGCAAGACTTGCATCAGATCGTAGGCAATACGCCGGACCAATTACAAATTGAAGACAATCCAGACGGACTCGACTTGCCGGAGGTTACAATTCTCAATGCCGATTTTGACGGTGTTGAGTTTCAAATAGAACACGAGGCTGGAAGCAACTCGCTGTATTTGCGGCGTATTGAAGCGCACCAAATGGGACGGGGTGCGGGGACGCGGTTCCTGCAAACCATCAAACAAGTTGCAGAAAAGCACGGGGTTTCCATTGTCACCGATCCAATGCCAATGGGTGAAACGAGTGAGCGTCGACTCAATGCATGGTATAAGCGTAACGGGTTCTTACCAAATCAGGGGCAGTATGTTTACACGCCCAAGCCGGGATTGTATGCTGGGACTGCGCGGATTGCCGAGCCGACGGACTTGACCAGCCCGGACCCGCAGGCGTATTTTGATTTCAGCAATGTCCCGGTCAGCAAACAACCTGCCGGCGCCGCCGCGGTCCAAGCCGCAGCCCAAGCCAACGACACGCCATACCAAGCCGCTCCGGTATCGGCTGCCGGTGGAGTGGCTGGGGACGTCGGACTCGCAGACGCCCGCTCACGTCAGGCGGCTGCTTACCGGGCCCTCTTAGGCGGGGACGCGGCGGCGGTCGCCGAGGCGATCAAGAATGGCGTGCCGCTGTCGCGGCTCATGCTGGGGTATATCTCCCGGGAGTCGGCGTCGTTTAACATCCGCGGCGCCATCATCAAATCGCCCAAGGACCTGGCCCTCTATAACCTGGCGCACCGGACGCCGTTCTTTGAGAGCTTGAAAATCGCGGTGCTCGATGACCGCGAGCAGGTGATTCACTCGCAGGTGGTAAGCACGGGGACGCTGAACGAGGCGCTGGCTCATCCCCGAGATTTTGCGGCGATCGTCTTGGCTGCGAAGGAAGCGAATCCGAAAGCCAAGGTGATCGGCTTCATGATCATGCACAACCATCCGTCGGGCGATCCTTCTCCGAGCGATGCCGACCGGGCTATAACCCGGCGGTTCAGCGAGGTGGGTGACCTGATCGGTGTTCCCTTGCTGGATCACGTGATCACGAACGGGGAAAGTTATGTGAGCTTCATGTTGGGGGGCATGCTTAGCGTGCCGAAGTCGGTCAAGCTGGCGCGGTCGGACGCCAGGCCCCGGTTGCCGGTGCTGCCGGCCCCGGAGGGACAAATAGGGCTGGGGCAAATGGCGGCCTTTGAGGCTGTGCCGGCCAGCGACGCCATAGGCCTGCGGGTGAGGGACCCAAAGCGTGTGAAGATGGTGCACGAAACGCTGCAAACCGCGGACCCGAACATGATCCACGTAATCAACGTGGACACTCGGTATGGCATCTTGAGCGTGGTGCGGCATCCGATGGACGTGAAGCCAGCTGATATAATAAAGGCGACAAGTCCGGCGGGCGCCTACGCCATGGTTGTCTCGTTGCCGGCGATGCCGCAGGACGAGGCCCGGTCTTTGATGCTACGTCTCCAAACTGCCGCGTCCCTCATGCAGATCCATCTGCTCGATGCGGCGATGGTCGGGATGGACCAATCTTTTAAGCAGCAGAAAATCTTGGAAACTCCCGAGGCGCCTTACGGCTCGGCCGATATTGGCCCGATCTCGAGCGATCCGCTGACTGTGCCGCCGCAATTTAAGTCGGCGGGGGGCGGGGCCAAGGTGCCGCCCGGGACACCGGCGGGCTCGGCGCCGGCGGCCGGGGTGCCGGATTGGGTGCTGCAACCAGGCGAGACAAGCGAGGGCCGCCGGCTGATCAAGGGGATTGAGAATTTCAAGCCGGGCCAACGCTGGGGCTACCGGACGATCGTCGACTTCGTGAACAAGGCGGTGAATGTGGAGATCCGCTACAGCCGGAGCCAGACGTCGGCGACGCATCCGGCGAATTACAAACCGGCGCACCATATGGGCTTTAGCCGGGACTCGCAGAGCCAGATCGTCTTTCATGAGGCCGGGCACGGGCTCGAGGAGCTGCTCCGGTCGCAGAGTGCGCTCGGCGGCGCCAAGCTGGATACCTTTGCCACGGAGCTGATCGGCCTGACGCAACGACCTGGGAGCATGGCGAGCGATCCGCCGGCCTCGGCCTCGGCCGCGGAGAAGAAGGATTACCAGATCGGCGAGGGCATTGCGGAGTGGACGCGGCTGCTCATGGTCGATCCGTCGGCGGTGCAGGGGCTGAAGTTTACCGCGGCGGTGGACGCCATGACCGCGGCGGCCTATCCCAAGCTGGCCAAGGCGCTGCGCGACGGAGCCCGGGCGGTCAATGCGTTCCAGGAAAAGCCGGCGGCGCTGCGCTTGATGATGTTTGACGCGATGCCTAATGCCAACCCGTCGGCCAATGAGGTGATCGGCGGGCTGATCCGCATGGGTGAGGGCTTCATCAATTCGCTCTCGAGTGGCAGTCGGATCAGCAAGTTGGACCGGACGATCTTCCGGGCGATCCGAAAGCAACGGGATCAGGTGGGCATGACTTACCAGCAGGCTCTGGACCGGTCCCGGCAGGTGCGGGCGAAATACACGGACCCTCTGCTCCAGGCTTACAACATGATCCTCTCGATCGGCCAGGAGACGCAGTTGGCGATCAGCGGCAAGGGGGCAAGCAAGGGCCTGCGCGTGGTGGGGTCAGACGGGAAATTTAATTACTTCACCAGGCAAGCATGGGTGGATCTGCGCAATAAAATCCCGGCCAGCAAGGTGACTGAGTTTGACAATGCGGCCTATGCGCTCGAGGCGCTGAGCCGGTGGAAGTCTCGCGGGCTGGAATACAAGGGAATGCGCGAGGGACTCACCCCGGACCAGCTCGAGCTCATCGTGGCTCAAGCCAGGCGGGACATACCGAAATTTGATGAGCTGTTTGCCGAGCAGTCGGCGTGGTTCGACGCGGTGGTGGATCTCAAAGACTTCGGCCGGCTGCTCAAGCCGGGCGAGCGGGACAAAATCCTCCTGACCCGGGCCACATATTGGCCGCTGCCGGCGGCGACGACGGCCGGCCGCGGCCGCGGCGGCCGGGGGCGAGGCAACATCACGACCGGATTGTTCCGGGCCAAGGGCCATAGCGGACCGACGCGCCAGGTGGATGAAGTGGCCGAGGAGCGGGCGCGGACGGCATTCGAGGCGTATTACTGGAATCGGTTCGGCCTGATGCTTTACAAGAACATGCTGAAAGTCTCCGCCGATCGCACTCTGCCGATCGAGGCGAGGGCCTTGGCCGGGGCGCAAATGGTGCAGATGAAGATGCCGCAAGCGGTGGCCGCCACGGTGAGCCGCGAGGAGGTGATCCCGTGGGTGCTCGAGGCGATCAAGGATCAAATGGAGGCGGCGCTGGGCTTCCGGCCGGAGCTCAAAGCGGACGACATTAACTTGTCTTGGAATTTCAAGGACGTCTGGCGGCCGACCAAGCCGGGCGACATTAACGTGGTCAGTCTGCTCGTCGATGGGGAGCGGCGCTATTTCCAGCTCGGCGATCCGGCGGTCTTCGGGATGTTCTCCAACCCGCAGGTGGCCAGCAAGTGGGCGCGATTTATGTCCTGGGCGCTGGGCCCGATGACGCAAAACTGGAAACGTAACATCACGCAAGGGCCGGTCTTTGCCATCCGCAACTTGTTCCGGGATATTTTCTCGCAAACCGTGCTCAACCCGGACCCCATTGCTTGGATTCCCGGGGGCACGCACGTCCTGGGCACGATCAATAAATTCACCAAGAAATACCCGCAGGTATTCCAAGAGGGATTACTGCTGAGCCGGGTGCAGCCGACCGAGGCGGAGCTGGTCAAGTCGATCCAGCATGGTGCGATCTGGCAATGGTTCAGCGAGGGTTGGTATACGAGCCAGGCCAAGGACCCGGTGACCAAGCTGCTGGCCACGGTGCTGCAGCCGAGTAATCTGCTGTTCCCGTTCTGGAAAGCGGCTGACCTATTCAATCTAATCGCCCCGGGCGCGGCGGCCGGCGCCTTGGTCGGCGGCCCGGTGGGCGGCGTCGTGGGCGCCGTGGTCGGCCCGGCCATTGGCTTTACCGGTCAAGGCATGGCCGCGTTCTTTGAGACGGCCGGTCGAGAAGGCGCCGCCGTCTCGGTGCTGCGGCGCGGGGGGACCGATGAGGAGGCGCTGCTCAAGTATTGGACGGCCGCGGGACAATTTAACGAGCACGCCGGCGTGGCCGATGCCCGCGTGGTCATGGGCATCCCGGGCTTTCTGAATCCAATGTTCCAAGGCACGCGCAACGCGCTGCAGAAACTGAGCGACCCCGACCCCAAGGTGCGCGGCACGGCCTGGACGCGGATGATGGTCATGATTCCGTTGGTCTTCACGACCGCGGCCGTCGCCGCCTATCTATCGATGCAACGCAAAGACCGCGACCGGGAGCGGCAACGGCCGATCGAGGACCGGATGAACTTCATGGATCTCAACGGCTTTGCCATTCCTTTCCCGTATGGCCCGGAAGGAGTCATGGCTACCGTCGTTTACAACGCGGTCATGGATGATCTGTTGGGCCGGCCAATGAAAGACGCGGAGAAGACGTCTCTCATGCTAATCAAACGAGTGTTTGACCTGGGCTCGCCGCTGCAATTTCTCGGGCCGCAGTTTGCTGCGATCAACGAGGCCAACATGAACTGGTCGAATTTCCGCCAACGCCCAATCGTCTCGCCGTGGATGGCCAAACTCTCGGCCAGCGATCAATACTACTCCACGACCCCGGAGTTTTATCAAAAGCTCGGGGAGATGTTCAACTACTCCCCGGCCAAGCTGCAATACATCATGCAGCAAGCAATTTCCCGCCAGGCCGATGAGATGGTGCGACTGATGGAATCCATCGACGGCGGCCGCCCAATACAAGAGTCGGCCGATGTGCCGTTTGTCGGGCGGTTGTTTGTCCGAGATCCGATCGGCTTCGGCAGCCAGGCGGTGCGGGACGCCGACGCGATCGAGAGCCGCCTGCAGCTGCTCAGCACCAGGCTGCAGGCCAAAGGCTACGGCAGGCTGGGTTTGTTCGACCAAGACGGCAATCCAGAATACCCGGCCGACCGGCTGAGCCCGGATCTGCAAAAGCTGCAGATCCAGCTGCAATACCTGCAAGGGCTTCGCAAAGGCCTGCGCACCATGGAAGAAGTGCAGGCGCTGGCCAAGGCGTATGCCACAGCTGAGCAATGGAGCGAGGAACGGAACGCACGCACCATGATGACGGACCTGACGCAAAGCCTGCTCATGGGCAACCGGGACCGCATTAAAACAATCGACCAGGCCCTCGAGCTGCTAAAGAAAATCGCGCCGGCCTCGCCAAAACAGCAGGCCGCGGACTATTTGGAGCGGCGCTTCTAAGTGGCCCGATACGTGGCCCAAGTCAAAATCCGTCAGAGAAAATCGACGCGTCCGTAGTCAGATGCTCTATCCAATTGAGCTATGGCCGCTTTTCTTCTTGTAAGAAGCCGGTTTGGTGGCCCGGCTTCTGTTCTTTCTTCTGATTTTTGACTCAGAAAATTCTTGCAAGATAA